TAAACCAATAAGCCATGATCTTAATAGCACTAGCAATTCCAATCGCATTATTTGCAACCTTCATGAGAAGTAACAACTACTAATAACTAATTAATTAAAACTGAAAATAAAATGCAAAATTCAAACTACAACACCACAGAAAGATTCGATAGATACACAACATTCAATCCAATGATGATGTCATTTATCCAAACAACAATTCACAACCTACGTAACGGAGGCTTTAGAGCATCAGATTTGGTCAACTCTCTTTACGGTATCTATGACGGTTACTACTACACAAATCTTAGAGCCGAGGCTGATCGTTTATACTCACATGATATTATGATGCTTAGAGATCTACACGCAATTGCCGACACTCTAGACGGAATTGTAGCACGAGCATAAGATCACTGATGAGCCTGTGAGATCCAGGCGAAACATCCTTCGGGATGTCTGATTAATAATTTAAACTGAAAACAATGTATACTGAAACAATCAAAACTGAACTAAAAGAGTATTTAAATGATTTTATCGCTGATAACAACGATGTTAAATGGAATAGCGATGATAACGACCTACACCAGGAAGCATTCAACAATGATTATTATTTAATCGGTTATTACAACTGTAGCCAATGGTTAAAAAAACACAACATTGATCCTTTTGAAGCAATCGCATTTGTACAGAACTACGAGAGAGAAAATTTTGGTGATGATGCTGTAAGAACTTACGACAATGCGGAAACTACTGTAAACATGATTGTTTATATAATAGGCGAAGAAGTAACAAACGAATTATACACACAAACAATTTAAACTGAAAACTATGTTAACATTAAGAGAATTCTACCAGGAAAAATACCCAACAGATGAATTGGGATCTGAAATCAATTTAACAACATTTGTAGCCTTAATGGATTGCTTACATACAGGTGCTGATGTTTACCTCTACATAGGTGTTGATGACAGCCTGGTAAGAGAGAGATTGTTTGAGCAACTTGCCAATATGATCGGCACCAATTACAACTATGTTTATAATCTATGGATGCAAGTAGACAAGGAACTATACTAGGCAATCTGATGAGATCTTTATGATCGAAACGCTGCGAAGCGTCATTGTCAAATAATTTAAAATAAACAAAATGTCAAAATCAAAATTAAAATTAGTACTAGTCGCAACAGTAGTCGCATTAGCAATTACTTTTCTAGGACTAGCATTGTTAACAGCAATGAACTTAGTAGGAGAGCAATCCGATCTTATCAACTTAATGAACTACAACAAATAATCAATTAATAATTTAAACTGAAAAACCATGTTAAACAAAATTCAAACAATCGCAACAAAAACCTTTATAGGATCTTTATTTACTGTATGGGCTGTATCATTCACAATGCTAATCTTTCACCTGGTAACAGAAGGTATAGATCCTAACGCAACTTTTGGTTTCCTGGGATAAACAAACTGATGAGCCTGTGAGATCCAGGCGAAACGCTGCGAAGCGTCTTTGTATAACTTAAAAATGAAAATCATGCAAACTGTTCAATTAAAATTAAATGCGATCATTAAATTACAAAAAGCGTTAACCTCTCACGATTGGCACTTCGAGAGATCAGAAGATCCTGGAGTTTATAGAAGAGGTAGAGCACAAAGAGGTGAATTAAATATTCTTATGACTGCTATAGGCGATGAGACACTTGCTCTCTCTCTATACAATAAAGCATGTCCTTGGGTTGAAGACAAAGAGGAGGTCACCCCAAATCGTTACAGCCTAAAGGAACAAGCCCAGGAATTATTAGACAGCGGAAACTCTACAGAAAAAGCAGAAGGCTTTGGAATGATGAGAGTAATTGAGGCGATCATGGACCTGGTAGAATACGAGGCCGACTCAAACGAAGAGCCACCAAGTGATGGCGAATGTATAGATAATATTTACGCAATTTTAAACACCAACTCATAATGAAATACTTAATAACTGATACCGAAGATTACACAATGGGAGAAGTAAATACCTACTTCAAACAAGAACTTAAGAAAACTAATTTAAACCCTGATGACATAGTAGTTGAAGCAAAGTTAAAAGTTAAACTAGCCATGATGGAGATCCAAAGGATATTTACTGAAAATGGATTTGAAGATTTTTCTACAGACATAGGCTGTATTGATTTACAACATACAGGAAACCGTATAGAGTTTTCAGAAAACGAACTTGAATGCAGATTTATAGATGTGTTTAAGGATTTATTAACAGTTTTAAAAGAAGAGGAATAATGGCAGTAATAACAATGAAAAAATTGAAACAGATCCAGGATCAAATAGTAGACCTTGGATGGGAGACACAAAGAATGTCTCGATCAGGAGTAGAAACTTATAACAAACTGTGTAAAACATTTTATGTGGAGCCAATAGACATGAGAGAATATGAATAAAGAACAAACATTTTATAGCGTCACCAAGGCGGTGATCTATGGCCAACTAATGTTAGAAGCATTAGATGATGTAAAAGAAACAAAGATCTTTAAACACTCTTTAAAGCATAAAGTAAAAATTGCAGAAAAAGAATTGGAAAAAGAATTGGAAAAGTATATAAACCTGTTTGCTAAAAACGATGAGCAGTTTTATATGAATATTCAAAATCATATTGACTCCCTGGTAACCAAATTGGCGGGCTTAGGTGTAGAGGAATTGCCCTTAGTCAATAAGATTATAGACGAATACCTCAACGACAAGGATCATTGGAAGGATAACTTAACACTACAATTTAAAAAACTTAATTCATAACTATGGGAACTAATATAAAAATGGGAAAGTTTTTAGAGACAAACATTTTAGATACGATCTCCAGGAAATATAAATACGATCCGACTAGATCTCTTCCTTACCTGGATGAGATTACAGAGCAACTTAAACAGGTTCAGGTTTTGGTAAACGAAACTAAAGACTACATGAATACTGTAGTAAAAATTAAAGAAGAAGATGAGAACAAAGAATTTTTAAAAGCACAAAGAGATGTATTATAACCTAAGCGAAGAAGATCAAAAATTAAAGGATCACATCAAAGCAATGTTTCCAAAAGGAACGGATGAACAATTTATTAGCAACATGTTTCATAGTTTAAAAGGGAAACAGATGCTTTGGGATTGCTTAGATATGAACGATGATTCAAAATCGGATAGAGAATATTTTGGTAATAGAGATTAAATCATTAATTTAGCACCTGTCAGACAGGCAACTACTAACTGAAAAAAAAAACTAAAGTCATGAACGAACGTAAAATACGAGAGTTACAGAAACAATTCGGATACGATGTCTTACAGGCTCTTATCAATTCAGGAGCAGCATGGAATTCAGGAGGCTCAATTACAAAAAAATGTAAAGCAGCATTAGTAACAGGTGCTTGTTACCTACCCTACAGAGAATATGTAATTAATATTTTTAATACAGTGCCCTCAAGGTACCAGGTATCAAAAAATTCCATTGGATCTATTAATAAATCAAAAAAATATTGGTCAGATCAATGGAATGTATCAAATGAAATTGCAAAAAACATTACACAAACCCTAACAGCGTAAAACAAATGAACACAATAAACCACGACATAAGTATTATCTGCGATGCAGTAAAAGTAGTTACAAAATCAGATCCAATGGCAAGGGATAGAGTAAGACAGAATGTAGATGCCAGGAGAATTGTATACAAGTTATGTAGAGAATTACTAAACATCACATACACAAGAATAGCCAAGTATTTTGATAAGAATCATGCATCAGTGCTTCATGGACTTAAGCAATTCGATGCCTTATTTGAAACAGATAGAGAGTTTAGAAGAAATTATAATGCTGTGATGCATGTGATCTCTAGTATAGAATTTGACAGCAACATTATTGATAGTCAAGATATTATTGTTGACTACTTACATCTTAAAGATGACAACTTTGACGTTCAAAAAAAATACGATCATCTTTTAAAATCTCTTCAATATAAAGTAACAGAGAAGATCAATGAACTGTTGTCACCAATAGACAATGTTTTAATACACGATATTATAAGAGACGACAAGTGTTCATCTGATCTACAAAAAACTTTACACGATATACTTGTACAAAAGAATATGAATATTTAACTTAGACTTAGACATACATCATAATAAGTATGTCTACAACTGAAAACTATTATATTAATAATTATGAAAACTGAAAAAAATTTAAGGATCAAATATAGATCCCATGAAAGGTTTAAAAAGACAGCGTACAATCTGCTGCAACTCACCCATCTACCGACCACCGAGGTTTGCGAATATGTTTACGGTACCAAAAAAAAGAAGAGCACTCTAAATCAAAAGAAGACAGGAGCATCTCCTTTATTTTTTGAAGAGTCTTGCAAAATAATAGACTATTACGGTAAGGTTGCTGATGAGATAATAGACATCATCAACGATTAACTATAGTACAAAACCATCTTACTAACTTTAAAGAACTTTTATGAAGCCTGGAACCTTTTTACACTTACTGAAACAAGTCATTACTTTACTAGAGGATGGATCTATATTGAATTATGGAAAGAAATTTTCAAACCTTACTATAACTTCCTACAGACAGGTATACAATCAAATGTCTGCATACAATTATAACTTTAATGTAGATGCTTTAGATCTTAATAGCGTAAACAGTAGAAAGGATAGATTGAAGGTCACCCGAAATTTACAGACGCACGTAAATAAGTACCTCAACATGATGCTAGAAGATTGCAAACATCATAACACCAGGAAAACACATTTAAAAATAATAAGAACAACTCTTAAAAAAGCAGAAGCATATTATGGTTACCTGTTTCCTGGACTACAGAGCATGAAGGAACTTCAAACGGAGGTCATTGCTCTAGAGCCATCACAAGTAGAACTTATACATAACAACAACCCAGGAATCGAACTCCAGGATATATGGTACTACACCAGGCTTATGCTATACTCTTGCATGAGAGTAAGTGACCTGGTAAACTTCCAGGCCTCTTCAGATGGCAGTGTTGTTACGATAATTACTAAAAAAGGAGTAGGATCAATATCTTCTTTTTACTTACCTGATGATGTTTTAAAATTCCTGGAGGGCAAGGGATCCTTTTCTCAGTCACAACAATACTTTAGAGTAAGACTTAAAGAACTGCTTAAGTTTTATAATGAATTTCATAAAAAGAAAATAGTGTACAGTTATGATCATAACGGTAACCCTGTGCATGAAGAAAAGTTTTTGTTTGATCTTATAACTCCCCACAAACTAAGAGCAAGCGGTATAACTTACCAACTATCCAAGGGTCTTAGCGAGATCGAGGCCAGGAATATTAGCGGGCACACTAACGGCTCAAAAGCATTTTATAGATACGTAAAGCACAGTAACTCAGACTCTATAGAAAAACAAAAAAGAATACACAATCAAATGTTAATAAAATAAAATGATTTTGTTTGAACATTAGTTCAAATTTAAAACTATTTGTCATACATTTATAGAAAATAACCACGACATGAAATACCCATATATCACATGGTCAGATTTGACTACGACAACAAGGAAATTATTCATGATCGAAAAAGATTTTCTCTAAGAGATTTCAAATTATTCATGCTCACATATCATGAAGATATATGCATGGAAAGAAGAATTAGAGGATGGGTATTTGATTGGGAATCAATATTATTTCACGCAAGAAAATATTATATAGTAAACTTTTATTTAAACAATCTAAAACAAACATCAAGAAATGAAACTGAAGCGAAAACTAAAAAAAACATCAATAGGTAGAGGAGTAAATATTGTACCTTGGATTGAAAGATTGAATTATTTCAACGACTATTTCCGAAATGAAGGATACACACTTGAAACTGAGATCATTGAGATGAACGATAGTATTATCGTTATGATAGGTAAAGTCTACAACCAGGACAGAGTAATGGTCGCTGATGGTGTAGCACACAAGAGAACAAACGAGCCATTCTCTTTTCAAAAATGCCAATCAGGAGCATTAAATCGTGCACTATTCATTTTAGGAATAGTTGATAGTGGTGAAGACTCTATTATGGACGAAGACGAGGCCAAAGAACTTCAAAGAGTCAAAGCATCAAACGGATCTGAAATTTATCAATCGATGTTATCATACATAACGGTAGACTATAACGCTGTAGAGAAACGTATCCCCGCAAACAAATCTCTACTTTCTGCCGAGCAAATTAAGGAATTGAAGTCTTTAATTAATGCTGAAAAATCTAAGAAGGCCATAGCACAAGCAAGCAAATAATTTAGAGGGAGGACGCAAACCAACAACAACCTGTGAAGTCAACCACTGTCTTTACGTGTCCTCCCTTTCTTTAAAAACGACAAATGGAAAGAGGAATTACAGAGAAACTGTCCACTAGAATTACATTCAGACTTACCCCAAGTGAAGTTAACAAACTGCATTCAGCATGCGATTTAGAGAGAAAAAACATCTCTCAATTAATCAGAGAAGCATTAAAAAAAAACTGTAAAATATGAGCAAAATAACTAGAATACCAACAGCAAACCTAACTTACGAAGAGTGGGTTGATTTAAGAAAAACTTTAGTCTACAAAGGAATGGTCGGAGGATCAGATGCATCAACATTGTTAGGACTTAATCCCTGGACTTCTAAAATAACAAGATGGAATCAATCTGTCGGAACAGCCAACATGAAAAACATTGACAATGAGATTATGTTTCATGGAAGACTTTTAGAAGATTACGTTGCAGATCTATGGCAATATTGGACAGGAGATCCAATTGAAATGATAAATAATTATCAAAGCAAAACTAAATTAAGGAAATCAATTAGACGTAATTCTATTTTTATCAATGAGAAGTATCCTTTTTTGTTTGCAAATATTGATAGACAAATAACAAGTCATGATGAAATACCAGGAAGAGGAGTATTAGAAATTAAAACCATTTCAGGATACAATGCAGATAAATGGGAAGGCGGGATACCTCCTTATTACATAGCACAAATCCAATTATACATGTTAGTCCTGGGATACGATTATGGACAGTTCGCTTTTTTAAAAGATGGTAGACATATGGATGTATTTACTGTAGAAGCAAATCAGAATATACAGGAAACTATACTTATTGAAGGTGAGAAGTTTTACAATAGCGTCCAGGAAGCAAGAGGAATTATTGATATTGAAGGTGTTCAAGGAAACACAAACGATGCATACAGACTCGTATCACATCTAGAGCCTGATGTTGAAGATCAATACAAAGTAGATTTAGATCAATTTTTATCATTCAAACATAAGGCAATGCTTGACAGAGTTAAGATTGATTCTAATGATGAAATCACTGAACTGACAAAGCAATATATAAATTTTAGGGAAGATGAAAAGGTTGCTAAAGCGGGTAAACAGTTAGCAATGCAGCAAATAAAACAAATCCTATTACATCGTGGAGCACAGGAAGTAGACTTTGGTGATAGTGGTAAGATCGTTTGGGGAAAGACCTTTAACGTAAGATACAAGGACGTGAAATTATTAAATTTTTAAAATGAAATTATTAGATATAAAGAAGGGCATACTAAACAACTTAGCAGTTAAAAATCAACACACTTTAGAAGTGGATCCTGTCCTGGAAGGCAACTCTTATTTTGGCCTTTGCATTTTTGTTGGAGTTTCTAGGATGTTTAATTTTTCCAAAACAGAAGTACAAGAGTTTTTAAGTGAGCCAATGGATCATGTGGAATTTCTTGAAGAAAAGTTTTTGTCAATACTTGATAACTACTTCAACACAAAGGATCCAAGTGTAACTACTAGAGGTTTTTTTGTCAAAACAAACCTAATACTAAACCATATCAGACTAGAGCACCAAAAATCAGTGTCTCTTAAGGATATAATTAAAGAAAAAATAAAATGAATGTAACTGTATTAGGGCAAGTAAAATACATATCAAAACCAAAGATAGTTGAATCAGGAAATGAAGATCATTCTTTTGTAACAATGTGGCTCAAAACTTTGGAAGATTCTCACATAGCCATTAACTGTTGGGATGGTACCATAGCAAAAACAGTAGATTTTAAAATTGGCGAAATAGTTACACTTGAATGTAAGATTGAGTCACATAGAAACAAGAAAAATCCAACATTATTTTATCATAAAATATTATTAAAATGATAAGATCAACAACAATTATATATGAGGTGTTGAGAAAGCACGACATTTCTCCTCTAGCATACATGTTGTGTGATCTAATATACAAGTACACATCAGTTGATGGGTATTGTGATAAAACATTAACGGATCTAGCAGAAGAACTTAACTCGTCCTCCAGGACAATGAGTAGATATATGACAGAACTTTCAGAAAAAGGTACTGTTGAAAATATAGGGACAAAAGCACATCCAAAATTTAGAACTACTCCGCTGTGGTTTAATGTTGCTGTTGCAGATGGCAATCAAACAATATCTCTTGAATATCAAAAGGTATGCAGTGAAGTTATAACATATTTAAACGAGAGGTTTAAACATAAATACAACCCAAGAACATACGAGAAAAGATTTAAAAGCATTTTATCTAAAAAGTTTGATGGGGAATTGATCACAGGATCCCAAATGGTAGATGTGTTTGTTTGGTGTAAAGAGAATTGGAGTGAAAAGTATCAATCCTCTGTTACTCCTGAAGTAATTTTTGGAAACAAATTCGTAGAGAAGTACCTAATACAATATAAAGAGTGGGAGACAATGAATAAGGTCACCCCCAACAGAAAAAACATAGCAATAATATGAGTGATAATTTATCTAAACTGCAAGATCTTGGCATTGAAGTCAATGGAAATAGTAACTCTGAGCCACAGAAGACTAAATGTCCTAAGTGTTCTCACACAAGGAAAAAGAATAAGAATGAAAAATGCCTAAGAGTTTGGGTAGAGACAGGTACTTATTACTGCCATCACTGTGGAGAAAATGGATCTGTTGCAGAGTACGAGTCAGAATATGAATTGCCTGTTGTAAAATCATCTTCACTAAGCGATAAAGTTTTAAAGTTTTTCAAAGACAGAGGTATAAACAATAGCACAATAGAATATTTTGGAGTTACTGAAGGTGTAGAGTGGATGCCACAGGTTTCCGCTGAAAGACCTGTAATACAATTTAACTACATAAGAAAAGGCCGAAGAATTAATGTAAAATTTAGAGACTCACAGAAGAACTTTAAACTCAACAAAGGGTCTGAGATGATCATGTATGGTTTAGATCTTATTAAACCCGCTTCATGGTGTGTTATAACGGAAGGAGAGTTTGATGCAATGGCATTTTATGAGGCGGGTCTACAGCAAGGTAAACTTATGTTTGCTTGTTCTGTTCCAAACGGAGCATCTACAGGTAATCAAAACCTAACTTACTTAGATAATAGTATTGATGAGTTTGAAAATAAGGAGAAAATATACCTGGCTTTAGATAATGATGCACCAGGAATTAAATTAAGAGATGAATTATCGAGAAGGTTAGGGAAAGAAAGAGTATGGTTAGTAAATTTTCCCGAGGGATGTAAGGATGCCAATGATGTTTTACTTAATCATGGATCAGAAGTATTAGTTAAATGTATTGATGAAGCAAAACCCTTTCCACTAGAAGGTGTAAGTAAAGCATCAGATTCTCGATCAGAAATTCACAACTTATATAACTATGGTATGCCTAAAGGTGATACTATAGGATATCCAAAGTTTGATGAATTAATGTCCTGGAGGCCAAGCGAATTTACTCTTGTTACAGGAGTTCCTGGGCATGGTAAATCAAGTTTTGTTGATCAGGTTGCTATAGAACTCGCTAAGAAGGGATGGAAGTTTGGAATATTTTCTGCTGAAAAGCAGCCAATTAAAGTTCATGTTGCTGAACTTATTGAAAAGTATGCGGGTAAAAGATTTGGTAAAGGATCTGTAGATAATCTTCAGCCTGAAGAACTAGATCCCGCTATTGATTTCATAAACAATCATTTCTTTTTTATAAATCTTAAAGACAATGATCTTACAGTAGATGGAATATTAAACAAAGGGAAAGAGTTAGTTAAGAAGTTAGGAATTAATTGTTTGATAATTGATAATTGGGCATTCGTAGAACATAAGATAGAACGAGGAATGAACGAGCACCAATACACAGGAATGCAATTGTCAAAAATTAAAATATTTAAAGAGTCATATGATTGTGGTGTAGTGTTAGTGGCTCACCCACAAAAACTAAAAAAAGAAAATGGGAAGGTTGAGGTCGCTTCAGGTTACAGCGTAAGTGGCTCTTCCCACTTCTTTAATAAAGTAGACAATGGTATTACCGTTTATAGAGATTTTGAAAAAGAACTCGTTGAGGTTCACATATGGAAAGTCAGATGGAGATTTACAGGTAAGACAGGAATGCAAGAGTTCAAATATAATTTAACAACAACATGCTATACAGAGCATAACGAAGATCAATATGAGACATCGAATGGGCAATTCCCAAAGTTTAAAGGACAGTAATCAAAACCTTCATAAAATTGTTTGGGAAACAAATAAATGGGGCAGTAAGATAGGTGTACATAAAATTTTCGATAATGGTGAATTTTTGCGATTGGCTAATATAGATGAGATTGTACCAGGAAAAGAAGAATATTTTATCAGACCCAATGCACATGGAGAAGATTATTATTTAGTACATAAAGGTTTTCACAAAACCGCAGAATACAACGACATAAAAAGTTTTGTAAAAAACAAAATGGTATATGTCTACAAAGATTTTAATAAATATGGCAAACACTAACAGAAACAAAGGACACAATTACGAAAGACAATTAGTCAAAGACTTTAAAGAATTAGGATTTACGGATTGCGTTACCTCAAGGTATGGATCTAAAATGTTAGATGATCGTGGAATTGATCTAATGAACACAGGAGATTTTGTAGTCCAGGCAAAATGTTATAAAAGAAACCCACAGTACAAAAAGGTGTTAGCAGACATGGTTGTACAGCCAACAGATGTGCCAATTGTTTTTCATAAAGCACCAGGAGGTAAAGAGTATTGCATCTTGTATAAAGAAGACATGATGGAATTAATACAAATGCTAGTAAGTAATAAAATTATTAATACCCCATAAGATGCAAGAAATGCCTGTAAACTATAAGATTAGAATACCTAAGATAGATAAACTTCTAACAGATCACAATCATGCACACGTAGAAATTGTATCTGTTACAAACACAAAAGAAGAAGTAAAAAAACTCAAAGAGTTAGATGACTCTTTAATAAAAGAAATTGACCATATAAATGAAGTGGTTAATGAAGTCCTGCAATATTTGGAGGCGAGAGGTTGCGAAACCTCTGAATATATATAACAGTTTAATTATTTAATTATGAGCAATTCATTAGAATTACAAGGTCGTATCAAAAACATCTCTGATGCACAAACCATTCAAACTCAAAAAGGAGAGATTGAAAAAAGAGTATTAACAGTTGAATTAGGTGCTGATAGTCAGTATCCTGTAGACTATCCTGTTGAAGCAATTGGTGCCAAGGCAAACTTGTTTAGTGCTTACAAAAGCGGAGACGAAGTATTGGTTTCTATTAACCTTAGAAGTTACAGAGATCGTAACGGAGAGTTGAGGACTGCTAATGCTAACGCATGGAAAATTACTTATGCCGATGGAAACATTCCAAACGGAAAGTCTAATTCTCATGAGCAGAAGGTTGAAAACTTTGTTAATGGTAAACAAGATGGTCCTGATCTACCGTTTTAATAATGGATACTAGAGAAAAAATTGAGAGGGTTGGTGCTGAAATCATCAGCCTTCTCATCTCTAAAAACGCTGACTATGGTGATAGTGCTACATCACCTATTAAAGTTTTTGGAGAGGGCGATGCAGTAGTATCTTTATGTGCCAGGATAGATGATAAATTATCTAGAATAAAACAAAAAGGGCTATACGACAAGACTGAAGATACTGTTAAGGATCTTACAGGATATCTCATACTGTTATTGATTGCTTTAAAAGACCAAGAGCAGCCAACAGAGGATATGAAGAATAGAAACAAACCTTTTAGAGATCATTCAGGATGGTTTTCAAATCACACTTAAACTAAAAGATATGCCTGGAAAACATAACGTAATTGAAAGTGAAATATTTAATCACTTTAGAGAAGAAGAAGAAAGAATACAAAAAGCAATTTTACTATTAAAAAAAGATGGTTACATCGTTTATAAAAGGTCAACAAAAAGTCCAAGAATTTACGATACATTAGGTATAAGCAAACTCATAGTAAAAGTGTCTGACAAAATGACAAAGAGCCTATAATCAAAGTTATTAACATTAAAATTAGGGACCAAATCAGGGACCAAAAGAGAGATATTTCTACTTAGATTTGTCTCTTTTTTATGAGGTAGAAGTCTTGAATACCGATATGCTGATAAATTAACATCATGTTAAACATAGCGGCAAATATATACAATAACTTTGACCTAATGTTAATAACCTACCATCAGATTTTCGTGCTTTGTGCATAACTTTGAGGCTAACACCTTATAAACAGCATTTTATGTTTTAGGGACCAAATCAGGGACCATGGGACTATTAATTGGAAGCAGAAACGAAACTAATAAAGATGGAACTGTATTGTTGCATGTTCGTTTTAAAAATAAACTGCTAGATAAAAAAATATATACTTCAATAAAAGTGTATAAAAAATATTGGGATAAAAAAAACAAAAGGTTAAAACCTGATCATCCATATTTTGAACAAAAGAATAAACAAGTAAAAAAACTAACGGATGTTGTTCATGATCTTCACATGCAAAGTGCTATTGGAACTCTTACATTTGAAGAGGCTAAAACTAGATTAACCTATGGATCTTATGTAAATGACATTAATTCCTACCTAGATAATCATCTTAAGGATCAAATGAGAGATACCACTTTTAATGATTATAAGAACAAAGTAAGATCAGTTGCTTCTAATATTGGAATTAAGAACCTCACTTTTCAAGATGTATGTCAGAAACAGGTTTGGGTGAAACTTAAAAAAGTCCTGTTAGAAAGAGGCAGAAGTCCTGCTACATTTAATACTTATCATAGAGCAATAAAAGCAATTCATTCTCACGCTTTAAAAGATGAAATCACATTTAATGTTTTTCCTCACGTAAGAACAAATCCACAAAATAATTTCACTCCACAGTGGATTAAATCTCATGAATTAATTGATGTAATTAAAGACTTAAACCCCAATGATAAAAAATTTAATAAAGAAGTAATATCTATTTTGATTTATTTATTAATGTTTTCAATGAGAGGAATGTATGCTAAAGACCTTGAGAAGTTATCAATGAAGTCATTTGTAAACTCTACTTATGAAAATCATAATACATATTTATTTGCTGAAAAGAATATGGTATACAAACACTTTAGATCAAAGACTAATAAAATGGGCTTAGTGTATATGGGGCTAGATCCAATAAAGAAAATTATACGATTATTAAATAATATAACCAACACAAACAGTGACAGTCTTTTTCCAATAATGAGTGGTTCGGTAGATGATAGTGTTTGGAAAGTCAATCAAATGCAATTCAAGAAATTGACAGGTCATAGTTATAAGTCAGCAAGAAAAGCATTCAACACAACAGGATCCATTATTAGTATTCCAGATGCTGATATAAGAGAACTTATGTTTCAAACAGATAATACAATTTCAAAACATTATAAGGACACTCAGGCACCAATGATGTTAGCAAAGTATACAAAGTTTCATTCAGACATTTTAATTAAGTACAGGGTATCTGAAATGTTTGAAATGTTGAGGGATAAAGTAATTACATTGTAATTACCTATGTCTATTGTTTCCCATGACTTTTTCAATTCCCCTGGAGCCAAAGTATGCTCCTACAATCAAACTCAATACACCTGAGACTGATTCTAAGGGATAATCTAGGTACCAACCAACAATATAACTAACCGAAAAAAATACGAGTGTAATAGGTCTTACATTTTGACTCAACCATGATGTACTTGCCATATCTGAAGTCCACCTTTTTGTGACTTCTTGCATTTCAATCATGTCAATATCTAAAAGTTTTAGTGCTGTTTCTTTATCTTCAGGAGTTAATACTTTAGGATCTTCTTTCTCTATTAAATTTTTAACCAACCCCAATACACCTGCATCAGGCAATACATCTCCAACTATACCTAAAATAGATGGTACTTTTTTAAGTAAAAATTGACCAACTTTAGTATCCTTAAATTTCTTTTTTGGTTTACTCATATCTTTTTATTTTTTCTTACCTTCTAAATATCCTTTTTCGTATTGTAGTTCTTTTTCTATACCTACTATTCTGTCTTCTAATTCATTGATAACCTTTATCTTTTTATCTAACCTTTCGTGTACAGTTGTTAACTCTACTTGAAGAGCAGTAAATTGTGCGAAGATAGTTCCCGCTGTAAATATACCCGCCAATAAACCTATTACAATTGACCAATTATTAGCCAAAAATTTATTTAGGTTTATTTCACTCATCCCCTTCCCACCATTTAATGTGAATCATTATGAATATTATATAAATATTCAACTCATAGTTGTCTTCCTCATCATCAGGTGTGTAGAATGCCCAACCTAACATTGGACCAATCCTAAACCTTTCTGATATTGCTACAACGTAGCCTAAATTATCAAACATATTTTTCTTGTATTGATTTATATTCTTCTTTTGCATCAAAGCATGGACAACTTTTGCTAGACCAATTATTATGACCTGACACCTCTGACCCTGGATAACTAGCACAAAGAAAACCAATCAGATATTCTAAACTATCTTTTTGTGCTTCCGTCCTTGTATCTTTTGCAATCCATTTACCGTCTTCACCTCTTTCAGATTCTACTCCTCCTACATATGTAATACCGATACTGCTTTTGTTTTGATTCTTAACATGGGCACCTTGCTTTTCAATTGGTCGCCCCCGATTTATTGTACCATCTAATTGCACAACATAATGATACCCAATTCCTGACCAACCTCTTTTCTTGTGCCATTTATCAATGGTACTAACTGATATAGGTTTACCTTCCTGTGTCGCTGTGCAATGCACAATGATCTTGTCTATTTCTCTCATAATTAATCTATTATTGTGTTCCTCCAGGATTTTTTATTTCTCAGTTTAGATTTAGCCTGAGCAGCAGCCCACATTTTAGAAATGTTCATCTTGTGCATGCTTTGAGATCTACCTGAGTAAGTAAGTATTTTATCTTCACGTCTACCTCTTCCTCTCATATAATTAGTAATGAGTTTATTAAACTCTTGACCAGTAGTTATTTGATGTTGGTAAAGTTCATCATCTGTAAGAGTTCTCATGTCTCTTCCTATTTTCATAGGTCTGTTTTGAATTTTACCAGGATAAGCATTATACTTATCTAAAAACTGCCATCTAGCATCTTCACCTCTTAAGCCAAACCAATGAGTATAAGGGATTACTGTTTCACCTGGATAACTTTTAGCCTGTTCACCAAACACATCTACCTTTGGTTGACCTGCAATTTGACTAAGTCCTGCTGCATATAACAATGCATTTTTAGCATCTCCCGCACTGTATGAGTTTGCGTCAAGAATTTTAGTCGTTTGTCTAAATAAATTTAGGTTTTGCGGTAGTGGTCTTAAAACAGTTCCTCCAATAGATTTTATAGATGTTTTACCTATTCGCTGTAATGTTTTATTTAAACTAGAATCACTAACTGTATTAGGATCAAACTGAGACCCTCTACCATCTACTTGACCAAATATAGCCTCAGTTAATTCTTTTACAGATGTAAGTACAGATGAATCCATAATTAAGTTAGCAGAGTTTGCATAAGCAATAAGCAATCTATCTTGCATGTCATCAAACACCTCACCTTTTCCTCCTGTCATCTTGTGAGTTTCCATATAATTACCTATAATAGCCATTGGAATTGCTAAAGGAACTATGTTTCTATAATCCATAACTACACCACCAACTTTAAAAGAATATGGAGGTAGTGCAGCATTCTTCATATCGTTTCTAGTGTACATGTTAGAGTTGTTGTAACCTCCACCACTTACTTCAAAAAACGGTTCTTCATCATCATCTTCATATGCCTTAGCCGCAAGTGCTGCTAAACCTAAAAACGACATTGTACCAAAGTATGCTCTAGACATTTGTTCATCTCTCATTCTAGATCCTTTTTCACCTAAACCATCCTTAGCCATATATGCTCTTGCTAAACCTATACCAGGTGTAACATCGATCATATATTCACCAATTGAACCAATAATACTTGTAAAAGGTACAAATGATTTCATGGCAAGTTTTCCACCAAATCCTATACTTTGTGAATTGGATGCTTGTCGAATTTTCTCAGCGACCCAAGCAATAGGTTGAGCAAAACTTCCTGGTCTATTGTCTATAAACACCTGTGCATTACTTGCCAGGTTAGCGTCTGTAGCAATACCGTTTATTTCAGCCTCTTTCATGGCCTTCATGTATTCTTTAAACTCTTCAATGGTTCCATCGAAACCATCTTTTTCCTTCATTACTTCAAGTTCAGCATCTGATTTGTCAACAAAGTCCTCACTATATTTTAAAGCAAGTGCTTCGTGCATTAATTCTCTTGCTCTAACAACTTCTATATTACTAAAATCAGTATCAGGATCAGCCTCACGCATTCTGTTCATTAAGGTTTCCATTTCCTTTTGTGCGGTTCTACTAACTTCAGTTGCTAAGTATAAGTCTGATGCTCTCTTTCTTAATTGACTTTTAGGAACACCATCTTTTCTTAATTGATCTATCAGATAATTATAATATCTACCTTCATATCCAACTTTACTTATAAATCTATCAGTAGCATTTAGCATTCTACCCACATACTTATAGTAGTTGTAAGGATTTGCTTTACCACCTTTAAACTCTGTAGTTTCTAAAACATTGTACTGACCACCATCTGGTGTGCTTTCAGAGTTCTGGTATTTATCTACCCTGGCTCCATTTTTCCAGATATCCATAGCCATGTTATAACCTTGCTGCATACCTTTTTTATTTGTGCCAGAACCAATCTTTCTTATGAAATCAAAGTAACCGCCTGTAAATATTTTATCTATTCTAGACATTTCCATTAACGGTTGCAAAACAATGTTTGCACTACCTGATGTTACATTTAATACTTGCGTAGAAACACCTGATAAAAGTGCTGCGTATTGCAAACCAAAAAACGTGTCTTGCCATGTGTAAGAAGGTAATACCGAATCCATATATTTATACATAGATCTCATAGCAACATTAGCAAGTTCACTGTTAGCAGGAGCGTCTTTAATTATAGAGTGTAACTCTTCAATTTTTTTACGCTGTTCTGGTGATAGTGTTGTGCTTTCTAATTTTTGTTTACCTCCAAAAAGCCTATGAATAAAATTACCAAACTTACTCTTATTGTCCATGTCCTCATTAAACTTCTCCATGGCACGTTCAGTCCTGTCAATTAATGTAGCGGCTGTTTGTGCTGTCCAAGATCTTAATGCGGCAGATGCTTGTCCTGCTTCTGTAGCGTCTTTTGCTAAAACACGTTCTATTTTAGCCATTGTATCAATTACAGAATCTATCTCCGCACCTGATGCACCCTCCGATCTAAGTTTACTGACTTTTAATCCGTAATGATGTAATGCTGCTTGACGTGCTAACTGTACTCTTGCTAATTCTTTAACAGTGGTATTACTACCTAGTAAATCTTTTATTACTTGTTCGTTTTCAAAACCACCTCTAGAATTTATATCATCTAATACTAGTTCCATGGTTTGTTTCATATCCATGGTTTGGTAATAGTTGGGATTTTCGTTTACCCAATCATATACTTCCTGCTTTCCTTCATCGCTGTCCTTAGCATTTTCAATAGATCCTGTTTCAAATCCTCTTTGTCTAAAACCTTCAGACCCCATGAATTTATTAAGCAGCATTCTCGCTTGTTCAGTAGATAGTTCTTTACCATCTACTCTTTGAGAATATATCTTAATTGCGGGTATAAGTTTAGAAGGCACCATGCCTTGTCCACTTAATGTAGTAAGTAACTGTGTAAGTTGATCAGGTAGTTTTGCCTGATCTATTCTTCTGTGTTCGACTCCTGAAATCGATCCGCCATCATTTGGCGATACAGTTCCAGAGAAGCGGGATCTATCCCCTTCATCTTGTTGTCTTTGTGCATCGACACTTGGACTTCCTTGTTGGGGTTCGACTCTTGTGGCCTTTGATTGGAAGTATTCCTTTGTGCGTGTTTTGCTAGTTCCTTTAAATATGTCTTTTGATCCATTTTCTATATTATTTAAGATTCCGTTGTATTGATTATTGTGAGCAACGAATGTATCTACATAATGGTTGTAAAAGTACAAAACATTTTCGTTGTTTTCTAAATTTAATTTAGTTTCATGTGCATTATTACTCCAGTCACTAACTGCTTGCCTTACATTATCATCTGTAATATCCTCTTCGTTTTCAAAAACAAACTCTGGAACAAACTGATACTTAACACCTAAGACCTTATTTCCTTCTTCATTAGTTATAAAAGTATAACCAGAAATATCTGTTTTTACTGGTCCTAATTGAACACCTTCTTTGTCTAAATTTTCTCTAGCAAAAGTAGATGCTTCTTCAAAACTCATAGGAGTTCTAAATTGCATTTCAACAGCAGGCCGAGCGTTTGGACGTTTAGCCAATTCTCTCTCCATTGTTTCAGGATCCATTCTCTCATCAATAGGTAATACCTCTGACAAGAATACCGACTCTTGTTCATGTTTCTTTGCCGACTCAATAGCCCTCTTCAAAACAGGAGTCATATCTTGATCCGATTTTACAATCATCTCAGCATCAAAACTTCTTTCAGGATATATTAAATACTGTCCCTGTGTCTCGTTTACTTTTAATGATACCAGGTCACCCTCTCTTAAGTCGTTTTGAATAGACTGTCTTTCCTCTTCTATTATCTCTAAGTTATCTTTTGCTTCTAACTCAGGATCTGTATACTGATCTCTTTCTGTACTTAATCCTAAATAATATCTAGTGATATCATCTTTAGCAGCCTCTTCCCTAAAGTCAGATTTCTTAGCGGCAGTTCCTTTTGACCATCCTTTTTTTAACCAAAGATCCTTTTCTGCAAACCATAAGTATGCCTGTAGATCATCGGGATCCATATCTAGTTTTGCCGAAGCGTTTTTGATAACCTCTTCCGCTAATTGATAATCTGAAAAACCTCCTGCTTCAGCAGCATAAACTCTTTCATCTACACCTTGCTCTGCTCTCTCTGCAATTCTGTATCTATCAACATTACCATCATAAACCATTCGTCTTATTGTACGAGCAGCCCATAAATCAATAGTAGGATTTGTTGTTAAACCAACAACATTTTCATAAAAGTTATTTGTCTTTGATTGCTGAGTTTGTTGCAACCATATACCTGCTAATACCTTTGCAGCAGCAGGACTATTAATACCGTATAGTTTTGTAGGATTATCAGTTCTATATAAAGGATTAGCCTTTGGCCATAGATTTAATAACTTTCTTTTTGTTTCGTTAATGTCTTTGGGATCAGGCTTAATTCTTGATTCGCTATAAGCAGTTTTTCCTTGTTTTTTTAAAGCGTTTACTGCTCTTCCCTTATATTCGTTAAAGAATTGATTTAATTCCTCTTCGTTTTCAAACTGTTCTACTCTGTCAATAAACTCTTTATACTCTTCAAGGTACTTGTCATAAGCACCCTTTGAGTAAGCCTCTAATGCTTGAGTAGCATATTTGTAATTTTGCTGTACATCTGTCTGTCCTGAAGTTGCACCTAATAATCTACCAAAGAAATTAGTTCTACCTCCAAAGAGGTTTCTCATATTTAGATGTAAATCTTTATACCATCCTAAACCTTTAACTACTTCAGGTACATCCTTATTTGCTTCAAATTCATCTACAATTTTGTCACCAATCAGGTCTATTTTCTCTTCAATAGTCCCCTCAAAGTGTTCATTAACTCCGTTAACCAAAGCATAAGACTGACCAGATATTTTAACTTTTAGTTTACCTGATTTTGTTTTAGTGAATTGATATTTACCGTCCTTCATCACAGGAGTAAGTTGTGATAGTGTTGGATCGTTTTCTAATGTTTCTTTTAACGCATTGAATTCTTTTATTGCTTCACGCTCAGGGTTTTTATATCTCTGTGCGTCAATTGCGTCTACATCAATTGATTCTTTATTTGCATTAGGATCAATACTTGTAGCAGACATTATTTTCTCAGCACTTGAGTTTATAACAGCATCAATACTACTTGTTTTGATATCAAAATCTGCATCAGCAGGTAAGTTTAATGCTTGCTTAATTGCCTGTTTAACTTGATCAATTACTTTTTCAAACTGTGATTGTCTCTTAGGATCTTTAAATATTTTAGCACTTTTTTCGCCAATAGCCTGTACTAAAGCCTCGTTTAGTGCTCTATCGCCATAACCGTTAGCAACCGCTTCTTTATGAAACTTTGTACCCTTAATTAAAGCCATTGCTTTTTTATGAGCATCTGGATTTACCTCAGCCAACATGTCTTCCCATATATGAGCAAACTCATGTATAGGTGTATCAAGCGTAGCAAGTTTAGGGTTTATATAAATTTGATTTGTATTTCTGTCTCTAAACCCTTTGTTTTTTGCAGGATCTAATCCTCTTTTTTGGGCCTCTTCATTAAATACTTCTTGATCAAATTCTATTGTTGATCCTTTGAACACTCTTTGAAAATGGTTACCAATTTTTTCTATGTCTTGCATAGATTCATTAGTACTATTCTCCGATGTTGGAGATACAATATTATCTATAGCGTTTACAATAGATGTTTCTTCTTCTTTAGAAACAGTGGTTTCTTGTTCGTTAAAAACTCTAATTCCTTTTTGGCCTCTGTTGTATGCAGCAGCCAATCGCTTCATTCCATCTAAAACATTTCCTTCATTATCAATAACAGCAGGAGCATTTTTGTTCTTGCCATCATAAACCATGTCAGGATTTTCATCTACAAACTTTTTAAACTCTTTGTTTGTTTCGTATAATGTTTCAAGAGAAGTCCTTTTCATTTTAAAAGTTCTACCCTGGATGTTATCTAGTTTAGTTTTTAAATCAGAATCTGTGGCACTATCTCCTATGTTTTCTATTACAGAAACAACTTTGCCTCCGTCAACAATAGCACCTTGTTTAGGTATACCATTTTTAATTTCTGCTTTCTTTTCCTCTACAGTTGGTTCCGCAGATGTTTCTGCATCAGGCTGTGTAGGTGCATTCATTGAATTATAAACAACATCAGCCAATTCGGTGATCTCATTTATTTTAACCCCTGAGTCTTTTAATGGCTTAACTATAGTTTCATATACTTTAGCCTTCTCCAACATACCTTGGCCAGTTTCCTCAGTGAACTTAGGGTTCTTTTTGCTTAATTCTTTTTGTACAGATTTCTCAAAATTGGCATAATCTAAACCTGCTGTTGTCCATGCTTCCTTCTCTAGTTGAGATGAAGATATTCCTAGGTTTGGTGATGCCATTAAAGTCGTTGCTGTTGCAGTAAGAATTACCGTATTTGTAAACTCTTCTTTAGACATAAACTTATCTACACCATATACTGGGTTTGGAGAGTTTTGATCGTACTTGTATTTAGTATAATTTTCAAAGCCTCCTTGTACAAGTTCTTCTAACTCCTCACCTCCAACTTCTTTTAAATATGCTTTTCCTCCTGCTTTTATTGCTGCTTGTCTACTTCCTGAAGATGCTAAGGTTTTAACCGCTTCTTTTGTGGCTCTTTGTCTTACACCCATCATAGCACCAACACCTTTTCTTGCTAAAGGGTTATTAAATAAAGCACTAGTACCACCAGTAACAAGGGCTATACTTAATGCCATTGCTTCAGCGTCTTCTGGATCTACTCCAAGTTCTCTTGCTTCTTTATTTGTTTGATGATAAGATTTAAAGAATTGGTCACCCCCCATTATAGAACCTGCTACTAATGTACCTCCACCTGTGTAAGCCGCAGCAACAATCGCAGGAGCCATTTCACCTACAGTCTTTAATGTCATTGGTAATATATACATAGGATTGTCAGCCAAGTCTGCCCCTGCTACCTCATTAGGTACATATGCATATTGACCTAAAGATGTGTCTTTCCAATTATCTGATGAGAAAAAATGGGAGATTTTATCTGCTGTTACTTCCGCTTGTCTGTCATATACTTCATCTAGTTCGGCTAACTTTTCATTTGTTTCATCTGAAGCAAGTGAACTTCCTATAGCGTCTGCTAATAATAACCCTGGATTTAGTTTATCGCCATGCTTTGCAAAAAACTCATACAGACCACCTCCTAAGTTTCCTAAAGTTTCAACAACTGCTCCCACACCTACTGCAACAGAAGTATCAAGATAACCAGGCATAATTCCACCAACACCTGGACCCATAGCCCCACTTAATCTAGCAGTTTGCAGCATATCCCTTGCATCCTGAGAATACATATCTCCAAAATTGGCTTTTATATGATCATGATATTTAGATGCTACATCCTCATGGGATTTATACATCTTCATGAACTCTTCATCTTCACGCAGTTCAGGCATTATCTTAAAAAAGTCTTCATTTTTATCTACAAAATCATATAGATTCTTATCGTAGTTAGAAGCAATATATCTTAATGCATTAACTTTAAATTTAGTTCCTTGAAAATTTCTTGCTTGCTTTGTAAATTCATATGCAGACCTAGGATCTTCAAAAGGGTCTTCTCCTGGTTGGTATTTTTTATTAAACTCAGGATCAGTATGTCTTAACACCTGTCCGTATTGTATCAAATTCTTTTTTATACTTTCATCAGTTCCTTCTGGCAACAATCCAGGCTGTGCAATAACACCATCAACTTCCTGGTTATCGTACATCTGAGTCCCTTTGTCTATAGCACCTTGTATTTTACCCCACTTACCCTGAGCGTTATCAGGATTTGTTTGGGCATTTAATACATTTATAGAACCGTTGTTGTTTTCATATTCAGGAAACTGAACACCCTCTAACTCAGGAAATAAACCTTCAAATTTAGAATTCAACTCATCACCTTGTTCGTAACGACCTCTATTAAAAGTGTTACCCCAGGCTACAGCCTCTTGAAATTGATTTTGATTAAGGTCAGGTATAACACTTTGTATATCTTGTATTTCAAAACCAGACATACCTGTATTCCTGGACTTTCTCAATTTATCCGCAAGAATAATTAATTTATCTTCTTTTTCCTCTGTACTTAAATCTACAAAAGGATCAACTCCTAAGATATCTTCGTCTTCCATATTTTATCTTTCCTCGTTTAAATTGAATTCACCTGAAGAACCTGATACTTCATTTATAAAGTCCTGTACCTTCACTTCTGCTGTCTGAAGAGGACCAAATGTTCCATCTCCGTTATCTACTTTATATTCTAGTATACCGTACTTCTTAGAGAACCTATTTCCATAATATTCTCCGTCTCTTTTAAACTTAATATATTTTACTTTTTTATCAGTAACCACTGCACCATTTCTATCTGTTACACCCACACTTGTATGCCCATTTCTAGCAAAATGTAAATTAACTGGCTTAAGTGCTGCATCAATTTTTTTACTGTCATTACTTGCATTAGATATACTTTGACCTAAAGTAGCAGCATCAAAAGCAGGCTGTGCATTTGCTTGATCTTGAGCAGCATTTTGTCTTGATATAGCATCTGCTTGAGCCTCATCTGTAAGTCCAGTTATATTACTTTGTCTATTTACACTACCATCACCAGACATAACACCTGTACTTTTGTTGTAATAACTCCAGGCATCAAAGTATGATTGACTACCAAATGTATTTTTAGACATATTTTGAACTACTTGATTTGCAGTTCTGTCGTTGTATATTGTATACTGTGGGTCACCATTTGCATCCATCCCTTCAAAGTAAAGTGTTCTTTCTTCTGTATTAGGATCAATACTTAAATAAACTTTGTTTGGTCTAACATACGTTTCTGTGGGTTGTCCAGTTGCAAGATTTTCTGTGACTATTCGAGCCAACTTATAATCTGCTTTAGAAAATCCTGTGACATCCAACATTTGAGTATCTATACCATCACCATTTGTATCTACTTGAGCAAAAGGAACTGAATCTGTTCCTCCTGGCAATTGACTTAAATCTAAGTTTCTAACTTGATCTATATTTGTTACCATGTCATTTACAGTATTTGCTTTTAACTGTAATTCTTTGTTTGCTGCTGATCCTCTATTAGGATCTTGAGGTCTACTTCTAAACTGTGTATCTTCTGAATCTTGAATTGATCCTCCAGGAGCAAGTTTTTTCATTTCTGATAAAACAAACTCTTGCTCATAAACTTTTTTAGCATGTGGATCTAAATCTCCACCACCATTTAATTGATGTTTTTGATCAACAAAATTATCCATCAATGTAGAAGCAGAATCATCTATACCTCTATACAATTCAACCAATCCCATAGGAGGTAATTTTGTTGAATCAAACGCAGGAATATACATACGAGTAGCAGGATCATATTTATAACCTGTAACAAACTTTTGTCCATCTACTGTTTTAGTAAACTGCGAAAACTCTGAGTTTACATTATTTAATCCTCCTGTTTGCTCTACCTTTTGTACTATTTCTCCAAGTTTAGACTGAAAGTCTGTTCTAACAACACCGTCTTTAATATTGTCTATATTTCTTTTAAAACCTGTAAATGAGTTATCTAAATCATCTCTAGTAGTATTTAAACCACCTGTTTGAATTGCATCATCTAGACTTGCACCCAAAGCATTACGTTCGTAGTATTTATTACTAGGATCCTCTTTAAACTGGTCAGTTATTTCTTGAGCACCTGTTGTAATCTGTGCTTGTTTAGCAACATTGATACCTAGTTTAGCATTGGCCTCTGCAAGCGTAACTTGATATGCTTCTGAATAAGTACCCATAGTAGCCAACTTCGCTATATCTTCACCAACCTCAGCAGCCATTATATCAGAAAAATGTCCTGATACAATACCATCTCTAAGTGCTTGGGCTTGTTCAAACTTTTTATTCTTTGCCTCTGTGATTGCTCTAGCATTGTTTTGAACAGCCTGATTTAATTGTGCTGCTCCTGCATCAACAAAGCCTCCTCCAAAGAAAGGTGCTAAATTTACTTCTGTGTCTTGACCTAGTAAAGTCGGTGTATATTTTGCCATAATTATGTTTTATTGGAAGAACCCAGTATTACCTGCTGCTGTTCCTGCTGTTCCCATATTTGCTAAACCTGCACCCGCCTGGTTAATACCACCAAAAGTCATTTGTCTAGACATAGCATCATTGGCTAATGTCCCTTGAACTTTCATTTTGAACGGATCTAATTCATTTAATTTAAATGCTTGGTCTTTTGCTTGAGCCAGGTTAGTTAAAGATTCTCTGTATCCAGAAATTCTTTGTGATCTTTCTTGTGCACCTGCCATTCTGTTTTTTATTAATGCATCTTGCATTCCTGCACCCGCACTTGCACCAATTGCTAATTGATCTTCTAATGATCCTGAAGCCGCCTGTGCTCTAGCAACTGAATTTTGTGCATTAGTGAATAAAGCATTCTTCATGTCTTGTTGCTCTGATAACCTACCATCTTTTCGGTTACGCATCATCTCCATGTCTTGTGATATCTCTTTTGGTATTTTGTATTTAGGTCTTTGAGCCAGAAGATTTTCTAATCTTTTCTGTCTTTTTTTCTTACCAAATATACCAGAGGCCGCTTGAGCCAAACCACCTAGTGCTTGAATACCTCCTCCGATTAAACCTGCTGTAACTATTCCTGCCATGATTTTTCTTTTTTATTATATTCCTCTATTGTAATAGAGTATAGTTCATCCTGTATTTTTTCAATATCTTTTATGTTTGTTGGGTTTTTATGCACATTTATAAATAAGCATTCCTCTGTACAAACAATAAATCTTTTAGCACCCTTAATAGATTTAGCGTAACAAGGTGCAATATGTTCTACAGTTTCTTCATCTGTCGTAACAAATATTCTACCAGATAATAAAAACCAAAAATGATCAGTGTGATGTATCGCACTAACCACAAAGGATCCTTTTGGCATTCTCATTTTTCTCATATACAATTGATCTGAAAAATCATGTGTAATTTGAAACTCATCATTATTAACTAATGTTTTTCCATCTCCATATATTCCTTCTTGATCATTATTAGCAATCATTACATTTTGTAAATCTTCAAGTTTCTGTTTAAAATTACTTACACCAGAATTACCCTTTTTGCTGACTGCCTCCTCTTGAACCATTTGTTGTATGCCCTTTACTTGTTATATATCCTATATTAGAATGCTTAACTTCTAAATCTTGCTGTCTAAAAGTCATAAATACTTTTATGTACTGACCTCTTAGTTTAGTTCCCTTCATCAACCTATCTCCGTATGTAGAATTATCTCCTACGTTTGGATCATTTGTATCTCCAAAAATATCAGCATAAAACACGCTTTCTCTTTTGGTATAATCATCTTTCAAAAGATCACTATTCATTGTCCAATTATCTATTGTCTCAAATCTAGTAATCCTTGGTACAGCATTACCTTCAACAGCATGTGTCATAAACACTTTAGACTGTGATGGTTCAATGTTTTCTACATAGCAAACCTGTGTAGGAAATGCACCATTGTAAAAATAATTCTTATTATTGGAATCATCATGAATATATAACTTCCCTTTTACAAATGAAGCAAAGCCAGTTTTGTAAGTTGAAAAATATTCAGGGGTAAAAGAATATCTAGTAACCCATCTTTGTGCTGCTTGACTCCAAGCCATAGTTTGCTTTTTACCTGCTCGTACTTGTTCTACTATTTCTTCAACCTTCTTATAAATTTGAACATTTGTCTGCCATTGATAGTTACCTGTGTTACTGTTGGAGTAATCAAAAGACACTACAGGATTTGAACCATGATGATTAGTTAAAGTTAATTCAATACCTGAGTTACTATATCCATCATTCAAATCATCTTCTGCAAATATAATGGCATCAGCATATCCTATTTTTATATCTAAATCTGTTTTTGGTGTTATACCTTCACCTTCTTCTACTATTTTAAAAACAACTCCTCCTTTGTAGAAATCACCAACAGAAACACTGTCTGTAGTCACTTCTTTTCTAACTGCTCTTACTCTGAATTTATGATATTTACGTCTTCCAAAAGCCGCACCACCACCAGAGTTTGGGTTAAACGATATACTTACGCATGGAGTATTACTGGTTTGATTGCTTGATTCCTGGGAACTCCAATAGTTTTTTACAATAGCCCAACTATGATTCTTTCTTAATTGACTTCCTCCGTTGCTAATGATTACAGGATCTAAAACAGACATTAAATTATACAATGTTGCTAATTCCCAACTATGTGGTAAATACCAATCATCATATGTGACTCCGTCTACTGTTCTTGATATGTCTGAAGCAATCTTATGAGCAGAGGTCTCGTGCCCCGCTTGGTTAATTACTTGGTTTGTATTGTATGCTCCATCTGCTGAAGTAGCACCTGCAAAATAATCTTCATTAGTTTGCCATCCTCCTGGCTCTACATAAGTTGCTCTTACATTACTCCAATGTATATTTTGTGACTGTATATTTTGATAATCACTTTGTTGAATATTCTCTTCTGCTATAGTATGAGGAACACCTTCATGTATATCTACTATGTGAACAGTTTTACCTGATGTTGTAGGCACCTGATTGCTTATGTCAAAGACAATTTTTATTTCATCTCCAGGATTAAAACTTGTATCTATAGAAAAACTACTCATCTTTTATGGTTGATATGGTGAACCGCTTTGCGAAACAGTTCCAGTTATACTTACAGGTTCCGCAATACCTGTTTCGTTTGATATACCATCAAAAGCGTGGACTTTAAAACTTAAGTCTCTTGAACCAACACTTGTGTTTCTAGGTATTTGTATTTGTAAAGTATCAGATGATTGATTATTGTCAAAAGAAACATTTAGATATCTAGTGTTTAAAATCTCTAATCCTGAAGAAACAACGATCTCAATAGTTCCATTAGCCACACCTAACTGTGTACTCTTTATTGCGTCAATCTGTACAAATCCGCCTTGGTATGGCACCTCTGATGTTCTTAGTCTAAAACTTCCAATCCCTACATCAGAAGACGTTATTATTAACGACCTTACTTCTCCGTAATATGTTCCTCCTGCATCTATAGCAAATGCCCTGAAATAGTATGTTAGGTCTTGTATAAAAAGGCGTGCATTACTTTCAAACTCATAGACATATTCATCTTGAATCGGAACAGGTATATTTATTTGTTCTACACCTACATAGCCTATTTGTGGGGTCGTCTCTGAAGTAGACCAAACAAAACCATGTTGTTCTAGATCTGCTGAACCTGTTATAGTTGCTCTTCCTTCAAACTTTTTAGTAGTGTCATCAAATGGAACTGTGTATACTGTTGAAGGTTTTACGTTTTCTTGTCCTGTAGTGTTAGGAACACAAGATCCATAACTAGTTCCGAAATTAGATCTTAAGAAAGGTTTCACATAGTAAGTAGTACTAGGTGAAAGATCAGATGCTGTAGTATTAAAATCAACCGCATCCGAAGCGGCAGTTCCAACCACAATAAGTGTTACGTCTGAATCTCCAATTGCAGGATTACTATTTGTTTCTGAAATTACAAAACCAAAATCAACAGGAGTTTCTCTATTTAAAACGATTCCACTTCTAAAGGTTAATGATGTTGGTGCTACATTAGTATAAACTGGTAACGAAATCACTGCTCTTTTTAGTGGTCTAGATTCTATGATAATCGAATCAATATCTTCATCTATTCCTGAAATATTAATATTAGAATTTCCTGATAAATAACCAATTCTTTCTGAGCCTTCTGTAACTGGAGTGGCAGTTGTTGACACTCTATTAGAAGGTATAATAGTACAAACACCTTGAGAGCATTCTGTAAAGTTTATTGAATTTTCATCATCATTACCAAATTGCCAAAAAGTCCCAGTAGTTATGGGTATAACTATTGATCCTGAAGATACTGTAATTTCTTTTTCTTCAAAATTCTGTATAGTACTATCTACAGCACCAGTTATTCTTATTGGGGTATTACCATTTAAAGTTTCTCCAAAAACAAAATTAGTGTCATTAAAATATAATTTAGGATTTGATACGACTACTTCTCCTCCACCCAATTCTTTAATTCTTGCTAATTTAATTGTTATTTGTTCTACGTCACCCCCAACATTTGACACTGTTAAAGACCCTGAACCTGAAATATATTGGCCATCATTGTTTGGAGAATTAAAACCTCCAGACGTTGAATTGATGATAGTGATGTTTGTGTTCTCAGGCTCTTCTATTGCATCCGAAGGTATACTAAAACTAAATGGTGATTCAAATGTTATTTGGCCTACACCACTAGTTATTGTAACAGTTCCTGTTATATTCCATGGGCCAAGTATTGTATAGTTTACAATCTTATCTGTTGGCTCTTCACCTATATTTGTAATGTCAATAACTGGTGTGTCTGGGTAATAAGGATCTTCTTGTAAAACCGTAACTACCTCACCTGTACTAGGTAGAGATATAATGTATTCAGAATTATAATCATCATATGTGCCTATAACAAAATTCTTAATTGAATCATTTAAAATTACATTTGCCTTTGATTTAAAAAAGGTTTTCATTTTATTATCTCCAATTGCAGTCAACCCATTAGAATCATATCTAACAACTGTCTCATTTTTAACATCAAACCAAAATGCTGTACCTTCATTTACAACTATAGATTCAGGATGCATTGTACCATAAGATCCTTTTAATGTATTCATGGTTCCAATAACTCCAGAAGAAACTGCTAAAAACTGTCCTCCACTAGAGGTTTGTTGTAATTGCTGTTCTCCAAGATATATACCAGTTGTTTCATTTTCAGAAATAGCCAACAATACAGAACCTGTAGATTGAGTTTTGCTAGTTATTTTCAATGCTCTTAATGGTCCTGTAGCGTCATCTAACCTCTTCTCATCCAATGCACTAAACTTAGATAGTCCATTTATTTTACTTCCTGGAATTTTTGTTTCGCTAAATACAATCGCTGTAGTCTTCTTTTGACTACTAACCTCTGACGGTACTAAATTAGGTTTACCTGTAATTTGAGTCCAATTTAAAAAGTAATCATTACTTGGATTCATTGATTCAGCAGAATAAGGGAATTCATCAGTATAATCTACGTTCATAGTATGATTTCCATTAATATTTCTACCACCACTTCTTTTTCTTAATACACCTTCATAAATCATATGTATAGTAGACCCATCACTCCTACTTACCTCTTGGGATACAGATGACCCTAGATAATTTAAAATGTTTAATTGGGTTTGCCCACCATTACCTGACGGATCAACAACCCCTCTTCTAAATGAAAAATTATCCATATCTCCTTGAGCCGCTGCCATTACAACAGACCCAAAACTGCTTTCCCAAAATAATTCTTCTATATTATCATAAGTTCTAGTAACTGATGTAGCAGGATAAGTAACCTCCCAAGTTCTTCTATCCTCAGAAGCAACAAGAGTACCTTGCTTGTATTCTGTGAGGTATAGTTTAATTTCTGAGTTTATTAATATGGTTCCATTTGGAGGTGAAGCCCAAGTAGCAGTATACCTTTTATGTTCCTCATTCATTCCAGAGTTATCAGCAATCTTTGCATTTACAACCCATCTGTCATCTATAGTATGTCCTGTTGTACTTTCAAACTTTATAGTAACACCATTATCTAATGTTTGTGTGTTACCTGTTATACTTACTTCACCACTATAACCTACGTTTGTAGTATACTGAGTTCTTGTTCTTTTTCTCCATCTGAATTTATCAGGAGTTCCCGTAGAAGATATTTTAATGTCATATCTAAGATCTAGATTATGACTTCCATTATTTACACCTGTATTACATTCCAAATCATTTTCACCATCCCCATAAAATACAGGAAAATCAATATATTTTATCTCTCCTTTAAGTTCATGATCCTGACCACTGTCTGTAGAAGAGTGCCCCTGGAAAAAATAACTTTCTAAAGCACTCGTGTCGGCTATAAGTTTTCTTAGATAAACATCTCCAATTAATTCTTCAGTTGTATTTGAAAAAGATGCGTTACCGCTAGAGTCTCTTAATATCCTTCCATTAAATGCTTCATAATAAAACTCATTAGGCTGTATTTTATGTGGACTATATATTTCATAAACAACAGCATAATCTTTATTTGATAATGCACTAGTATTTAAATACTGTTCATCATTTAAATCATAAAGGTTAGTTGTGACATACCTTCCTGACTGTCCTGTTACTGCTGCTTCAATTACACCATCATTCGTGATTAACTTAACTCTATCCCCCTCTTGATATGTATATCCTTGCTTATATGATGTTAGGTCACCCAAACCAATTGCACATCCTTCAAAATCAGCCCTAAACGAAACATGTTCTGCATCAGAAAATGTTCCATTTGGAGTATCTGATATTGCTTTTCTATCGTTCTCGTCATTTACAGGATAATTTTTTTCTACATTTACAGTGAAATTCCCTGTAGATGCAGTTGTATAATATCTCACCTTATCAGATAGATTTGATATTGTAAAGTCTTTAGTTAAATTTTTAGTTCTAACTATAGCATAATATTCAGCCCAATCTGGTATTTTACTTGCTAAAGATGGATTTAAATTAAACCTAATAGATGAATTATATGTTGACAAATCAACACCTCTTTCAGGTGTTATAACTTTTAAACTATCGTCTGTTAATACACCTCCTGTTCTGCCTGCAAAATCAAAAAAAGCAATACCTATTTGGTATGCTGATGAGTGTGCAAAACCTACCTTTCCACCTCTATCTCTATCATATTGATTAAAACTATCAGTAAAAGATTGTGTTAACAAGTCTAAAGAAATGTCTTCTGAAGTGATTTGTTCAGGGTTTAATCTTCCTTCTTTTATATTACCTAAAAACAATCTGTTTCGTGCAATACTTAATGCTTCTGCTTCATACGGAACTGCATCTGATAGTTTTATAGAGTTGACATCATCAACAGCAAAACCCAAAACATCATTATAAAAATCAGCAGTTATTACTCCAGACTGACTTTTAGTTTGATCAGCAAATTCTGTTTCATGAGTTTTACTATCAAATTCTTTCCATATAAAATATGATGTATCAGAATCAAATTTAACTGCGTATTGTACTTTATGTACATCTTGATATATACCAGTTTCATCGGCCTCAAATTGAGGAAAATCCACTTTGATTTTTTTTGATGTTTTATGATTATCATCATCCATATCCTGGTTAGGATAATGATATGATGTAGGCGAAAAAACACTTGTCTCTCCATCTTTATAAACATACCTATAGGCAAAAGTATGTGCCCTAGATTTTAAAAAGGATGTATCTCTCGTATCGTCCTCCTGAACTGTAATCTTAAGAGGCAACATTGGAGGTTTACGAATAAGAGTGACTATTGATTTTTTTATTGGTAGATTATATGGATCAGCGTCATATTGGCTGTTATTGGCTGCAATACCTCTCTCTACATTTATTCTAAATGGCTCTTTACCATCTATACCTGTCCAATACAATATATCATCTATATATGCTATTCCAGTAATTGGCTTTTCTGGATCAAAACCTAACCTGTAGGATGCCTCCATATTACTATCTGCAAGTACTTTATAAATATTATCCTCCTTGGGTTTATAACAATAAATACTAGACGCTTTATACCTTGTCGATGGATTTTCATCAACTAAAAAATAAAATATATTATTAGTAGTAGGATCCTCATAAGTTCCTATACATTTCGTAGATCTTGACAAGTCTTGTGAGTTAGGGATATTTCTTGTCCCATTTACATTAGATATTGAACCTGCTTTACCTTCAGATGAAGAGACTACCCTTACATTAAGAGCATCTAAATTATCTTGACCAGTATGGGCAAAAAAAGAATCATCGGCATTAATTCCCGCTATAAATGTTTTTTTTGAGTTTTCCATTATTAAGATTTAACAGCCGCATTCGTATGAGATCTTAGGGACTTAAGAATATCATCCATTGATAACTTATAGTTTCTACTTCTATATCTTTTATGTGCTTGTATCCATTCTTCTTTAGCCATGATTTTAGCATTCATGGGTGTTGTTCGACTTTGTTCTGCAACTCTCCACAAGATATACCTCTCTATCGTTTCAGCCGCATATGCAGGAACCGCAGTTGGTACATCTTTAAAAGCCATGTTTGTCGATATATAATCTATAACGATATGCTTCACTAAGTGTAGAGAAGGATCTAACATTATAACACCTCTTTCTGGTATAACCATAAAAGAATTTTTATAACTAGGTTTATGTCCAAAATGCCTACCTACATGTTCACCTTTATCATTTGAATGACTATCGTTATTATCGTGTATTAAGCCTTGATCCGTTTCAACATCAGGATAAGGTATCTGATTACCACTTGAGTCTCTGTTAACTAATCTGTTAAAAGAATCTTTTTCTATAAGTTTTTTAATGTATTGACCGTTTGACCAACCAACTCTAACATAATCAACATAATCACGAGGAAGAGAAATTTCATTGTTTTGATTAACAGCCAACTTTACAGATTTAATAGTGTATGGTGAATCATAACCTATTTCTCTCACAGCCTTTAAACCATAATGCAAATACTGCATATAATAATGTATAGGCTTCTGAGTTGTTAATAAGGCAGAACGAATTATTTCGTCTATTTTATATACTCTCATATTTGATTATTTGTATCTGATGCTTTGTCTACCACTTTAGGTAATGCACCAATTAATGTTAAAACCTCTTTTACTACCGATTCTTCCATTTCAATTGGAATCTGCAAGTAATCATATTCTCCTATTACAGTTGGATCTACAATTAATAATTTAACTTTTAATCGTTTTTTTTCTGGATCTATGCCAAATAAAGGATAACGTACCCAGATCATTTTGCCTTCTACCCAGTAAAATGGTTGGTATTCCATCTGCGAAAGACCTTCTAGTTTTCCAATTTGATGTTGTTGCCCTGATTCAATAGGAATTAATTCCTCTGAACCTTGTTCATCAGTTATAGACCATATCCCCATATTTCTAGGAAGGGATATTGGCATAACTGGTAGTTTTAAATACCAATCTCTTACAAACTTTTCTGAACCTTCTACAGGATATCTCTCAACTATGTAAGTAGTTATTAAAGTATGAGGAGGGTAATCTGAATCTAAAGGCATGTTTACTGACAAATGCTCAGTTTTTAATAACCTATTAATAACCTGACTAACAAGTAACGCTATGTCTTCTCTAGATATTTCTTTCTCATCATTTGTACTACCACCTGTTGAAAGCCTTAAGATTTGATCTATTATTTTTCCTTTTGTTATCATAGCCCTGTTTGATTTTTAACCTCTGCATATTGATATACATTCATATCCTCTATATGTATACCTAGAGAAACTAAGGCTTTGTTTATAATATCATTTATACAGTCTTCTGGCCATTCTAGATCAAAACTAGGCCCTAAAATATAAGAAGTTCCTGGACTTATTACAGTTCCATCTGGAAGTGTTAACGTACTTGAAGCAGTGTATGTAGCAGTAATTGAACCACCATTGTGTACAACCTTTCTACCATCCACTACATAACTAAACTTAGGCTTACGAGGCCTGGTTAAATACATAATATACCCTTCATGTTTAGTCTCAGGAAATAACTGAATTTTAGTTCCAGAATCTCCTAGTATTCCAACAGGAGAGGTAGTTGAAGGAGTTGCTACTTGAGAAATTAATCTATCCGCTAGTTGATCTTCACTCACTATTTTTACAGGGTTCTGAGTCTTTACAGATTGGTTTTCTCTGTATACTTCTATAACACCTGTTGCCTCATCTACTACACTTTTAATTACTGGTGTACTATTAATTGATCCTGAAACATATAAACCTAATAAATGTAAATATTCTGGATTCGCAGGACCTATACCACTCATGAAATTACCTAAGTCTAAAACACCATCATTCTGTGTTTCAAACTGTCTTCTCATTTTAAAATATCTTAAATCATCAGATATTTTTTGTGTTTGACCATAAGCAATTGGAGGCACTGGTCTGCCTGGCTGATATTGTTTAGGGTTACTGTATAACTCCATAAACTTAGACATTTGACCCCTATCTAAAGCGGCATCAATGTCACTATGCGAAACATACCCTGTAGTCTCCTTATTTAGGATAAAGACTATATAATCATGAATCTCCTTTATTGTCATCTTTTTCTACATTTGTAGAAGTTTGATCAACAATTTCTCCTGTCATTACATCAATTTGGCAATCTCCATAACTTTCTTTTAATTCTTCAGATAATTTTTTCATCTCTTCGCTTACATCTGTAAACTCTACTTTTAAGTCCGAAACTCTTTTATCTAAATCTCCTTGCATTAATTGTGTATCTCCAAGAGCAATTTTAATATCAATCTGCTTCTTGTTTAATTCTTGAATTTGTTCTAGGTGTTTTTTGCTTACTTTTTTCATTTTAAATAATTTAATTGTTACTTATTGTTTGCTGTACAAATAAAAGGAATTCCTCTGGGTAAGTAATTATAATTTATACTTGGTTGTTGAATTAAGAAAGTGTTTTACTGTTTAGGTTGACAGTAGATGTTTGAAACCTCAAAACTTGTTGGTGTCTTACCATTATTATACATGGTAAAGTAAACATACATTCCTGCCGAGCCATTAATAATTATAGAACTTTCACCACCCTTTTCTATCTCTGTATAAAGTTGCCATTCTTTTGGTGTAGTTGGATTATCATTTGGATCACCTTTTGGATCTATATAAATTCTAAGAGTGCCTAACTCGCTTTTTGCAACGTCTATCAGCATTTGATCAAAGGTGTTATCCAAAAATTTAAGTCTAAAGTAGTTGTGTTGATACTTGTCAAACGCTGTTAAGGATTCAGAAGCACCTGATAGTTTTGATGTTGACGTACCAAGACCATCCACAAAGGATCTCATATTGTAATTAATCAAATCAATATACTCAGCAGGTGATGCATCGTGATCATAACTATACCATTGACTAAAACGGTCTACTTTAGCACCAGTATCTCCAGGATAATGTTCGCTATCTGTGTTAGTCACATCATAAGAAATAACACTTCCATTGAGTTTACCACCATTTATTAGATCTTGGAGTGATATTGCACCTGGAATATCTACAATAGCATTATAGTTATCTTCTGACTTCTCTTTAGATAACCCTGATAAACTTATGTTCCCTTCTGATGGTACTGCCATTATTCTGATATTTCATTCCATGGTAATGGGGTTTCTACAAATTTCTCCGCTTCTTCTAGTTCTATTTGTTCATCTAAAATCAGAATTGCTGTGTTTCTTTCATCGTCCTGGTTTACCCAGTTTTGAACCTCACCTTTATCTATATCTGTAAACTGCTTGAAATCTTCTGTTGGAAACTCTAGGTCTCTTGTAAAACCAATAGATTTTATTGTGCCACTTGGTGATTTTGCAATCCATCTGTAGTCTACTCTTGTGATTACATTATACAAAGTAACGTCACCATCTACGAATTTTTTATTAGTATATAATCTTACAATTTCTATGCTATAGTTATTTGCCATTACACTTACACATTTTAGATTTTAATTCATTTATTTGCTCTTGCTGTTCTTTAACTGCACCAATTAATACTGACACTAAGTGCTCGTAATCAACTGTCTTATAGGTCTTTGTAGAACCTTCCTCTAATCTTTCCTGCTCTCGTACAACTTCTGGTACAATTTCTTCTACCTCTTGTGCTATAAGTCCTATGTTGGTTCTTCCTTTACGGTCACCCTCTTTCCATTGGTAACTTACAGGATGTAATGACATCACTTTTTCTAAGTTGTTTTCTAAAGGCTTTATATTGGTTTTTAATCTTCTATCTGAAAAATCCCAAAATCCAACAATATCTGAGGCCATATGTAAAACACCTTTAGAGTTTACTTGTCCTCTTGTAGTACCTCCAGTCATAAACTGTATTGGATGACTTGACATTGTACCAATCTTACCTGCTCCATGGCCAGTATGTGCATACATTGTAGTAATGATTCCATCACTAACTGACTTAACATCTAGTCTAGCGTGAGAAGATCCTGCAACATTTACTCTACCATTCCAACCTCCATCATTAGATACACTTCCTGTTGAATTACCAAACTCATTATAACTATTACTAAAGGTTTTAGATCCTGAAAGAGTTTCATTAGCACTTTTTACAGAATAATTACTTGGAGTAAAGTTTTCTTGAGTCCAATAATCAAATGGCCCTTTTATAACACCTTCTGTTCCCTCTTGCCTTGAGTATCTTGGCACTCCCCAGAAAGGTCGAATATCTACAGTATTATAATAAGTCTGCCCATTACCATGATTACCAATCCAATAATTTGCCCAACCTGTATGCCCTGCAAAAGTACCTGATGTTTGGTAAAAAGTTCCTTCATCAGATCCATATCCAACTTCTGCTAATCCGTTTGCTTTATCTACAGTAGAACTATTGACTGCTGCTTGTTTCACATATCCTGCATCAGCGTGATTACCCCAGTCATAAGCAGTTTTCCAATTTGCTGCTGTTCCATAAGACGTAGTAGTAATATTGTATTTAGTCCAGAATCCATCACCCATTGCAGACCTTGTATCTCCATTAGAAACACATAGTAGTTGATGTCCTAGACCTGCAATATCCTCGCCCTGTGTGTTGTTTGAATGAGTCCACGCTAGTCCATATAAATTACCTAAAGTCGTTCCATCATCCGCCGTTTTATAAGCAGCACCCATACTCCAAACATGCTGATATCTTGTTGATGAGTAAAGTCCAAATACACCACGACCATAATTATTAGCGACTAATGCTACTTGTGTACCCATTGTAAGAGTAGATCCGATTGTATCTGCTGCATTACTTCTAAGATACTTGGAGTCTGTTTGAGCAGTTATATCAAAACTTTTTATATATCCTGCACTTGCGTGGTTACCCCAACCATGTGCAGCATCCCAATTAGTATTGGTTACATTTTGTAGTAGCCTATCTTTAGTTAAAAAAGTTGTACCGTTTAATTGTAGAACCCCTGAACCATTCATACCAAAGTCAGCAGAACCCCAGGTACTTAAACCATGATTTGGTGCACCATGTGAAGCAGCACCCCATCCACTAGGGCCTCCAATATGAACTCTATTATATAAATGTATGTATTCTCCTGTTTGTGATCCTTTTGCAGTACCTCTAATACCACCAATTTTTAAGTTTTCAGTAGAGGCTGTTCCTGTTAATATTCCACTAAATGAGTCTGCTGCATCTGATCTTAATAAAGATGCACCATTAATACCGTCCACTTTTTCAGAGTCTGCTGCTTTTGCAGTCTTGCCTAAGTATTGAGAATTTGACCATGATTGTGTGGCTACTCTATTTCCATCATCGTATAAATCATTACTATATCTTACAGGCCATTTAGAGTTAACTTCGTTCGTTCTACCAGTTGCTGCTTCTTCAGCATTTCTTGGTTTATAAACATCACCATTACCTGCTGTATATGCTTCATATTCTATATCAGCACCTGCGTTTCTTCCCTCTGGTGTATGTAATCTATATTGAGCACCTCCACCTCTAAGCCACACCATAATACCACCAGTAACTGGTAAAACTATACCACCTAGCATATTAGAATATGTTTCATGAAATTCAACAACTCTTATTGATTTATGATTTCCACCCCATGCAGTATCACCTGACCATTCAAAAGTAAATGTCAATCCTCCTTTGTGTGATGCTGTATACCATGTATCAGGTGCTTTCCAACTATATCTTCTTGAAACAGAATATCTTTGATAAGCATACGAACCTCTTCCTTGTATTCTTACAGGGTAATATGTATCTGCATTTCCATCAACTTGAATATCTACATAAGCAGTGTTAATGTGACTTTCTACGTCAATGTCTGCAAATAGTTTATCAGATTCATCTTCAGTATAATACCTATCGTCATGGTTGTGAGATGGTAATGTTTTAATATACCCTGCATTA